GAGCGGCGCAGCCGGCGGCGCGCGTTCGCCGGATCCTCGGCGCCGCCGAACTTGCCCGGCGCGGGGCGCGACGCGTCGGCGCGTCGGTGAGCTCGCGGCGAGTCCGCCGGCGGCGCATCGAGCGCTGGGCCGGCGCTCTCAGGCGGCGAGTCCGCCGGCGGGCGTCGGGAGCGGCGCAGCCGGCGGCGCGCGTTCGCCGGATCCTCGGCGCCGCCGAACTTGCCCGGCGCGGGGCGCGACGCGTCGGCGCGTCGGTGAGCTCGCGGCGAGTCCGCCGGCGGCGCATCGAGGCGCCCGAGGGGGCCGGCGCTCTCAGGCGGCGAGTCCGCCGGCGGGGCGTCGGAGCGGCGCAGCCGGCGGCGCGCGTTCGCCGGATCCTCGGCGCCGCCGAACTTGCCCGGCGCGGGGCGCGACGCGCCGCGAGATGAAGGGATCGCGGATCCCGCGAGGAGTCCGCGCGGTCTCCTCGCGTCCGCGCCATCGCGCGCCCGCACATGGGATCATGGACCGGTGCCGAAGCGGCAGAAGGGATCTACGGCGCGCAAGCGGACGGAGCGTCTCCTCCACGCCCGGCCTCCGCGCCGACCCTCGCTTCCGTCTGCGCCGGCGCCGGCGGCGGCCCGCCGCACCCCACCGCCGCCGGCGTCTGGCGCGGATGTTGACCCGCCCCCGCCGACGAAACCGGAGTCCGGCGTCATACCGACGACGGCACGCGCGCAGCTTGAGGATCTCGCGACATCGATCCGCAAGCTCGTCGAGGAGGTACGCTCCGACGAGACGTCGACGTTCTCCGAGAAGGCCTCAGTACTTCGCACGGCGATGGCCCACGTCAAGCTCCTCGGTCACCTGACGGGCGAGCTCGGCGCGACCGAGTCCACGGTCATCGCCTCCCCGCACTTCAAGCGCGTTTTGGCCGAGATCATCGATGCGCTCAAGCCCTACCCGGAAGCGGCGAGGGCAGTTGCGACACGTCTCCGCTCGACGGAGGCCGCGGCGTGAGCACGCCGACGGTCGCTGAGGTCACGCGCATCCGGCGCGTGCGAGAGCGCCCGTCGGTGCGGGCCGCGTTCGTCCAAGCGCTTGATGCGATGCTCGCCGAGACGAGCTCGCTTCAGTGGCCGCTCACCAGGTACCAACGCGACCCTGTCGGCTTCGCGGTCGAAATCCTCGGCTACACCGCGTGCCGCACGCTCGACGAGCTCATCGCGGCCGTGGAGGCCGCGCGCGCGAATGGCGAGGAGCCCCGCGTTCTATGGGACAAGCAGATCGAGATCCTCGAAGCGGTCGCGGACCATCGCCGCGTCTCGGTCGCTTCTGGACACAAGGTGTCCAAGAGCCACACCGCGGCGCTGATCGCCCTGTGGTTCTATGGATGCTTCCCGCGAGCGCGCGTCTGCATCACGTGCGTGACCGGGCGCCAGGTCGACGCGATCGTCTGGCGCGAAGTCCGGATGCTCCGCGCGCGCGCGAAGGAGCGGATCCCGGGCAGGATGCATCAGCTCGCGCGGAGCGGGTTTCACTCCGACGACTTCCGCGAGATCGTAGGGTTCACGGCGCGCGAGACCGAGGGCGTCGCCGGCGTCAGCGGGGCAAACCTGCTCTACATCCCCGACGAGGCGAGCGGTATCCCCGACGAGATCTTCGAGGCGATCGAGGGCAACCGCGCCGGCGGCGGCCGCGTCGTCATGTTCTCGAACCCCACGCGGACCGAGGGTGAGTTCTTCGCCTCGCACCACGACAAGAAGGACAAGGGCTTTTACCGGTGCCTTCGGATCTCGAGCGAGGACAGCCCGAACGTCCGTGCGCGCCGCGAGCTCATCCCCGGCCTCGCGAGCCTCGAGTACATCCAGGAGAAGCGCGAGGAGTGGGGAGAGGACTCGCCCCTCTACAAGGTCCGGATCAAGGGCGAGTTCGTCCTGAACGAGCAGGGGCGCGTGATCTCGCTCCACCTGATCACGCTCGCCGAGACGAGGTGGAAGGACCCGGCGACGCCCATGGACGGGCGTCTGTACCTCGGGATCGATCCCGCCGGCCCCGGCGAGGGCGGCGACGAGAGCGGCTTCGCGTGGCGGCGCGGTCAGAAGGTTCTCGACGTCGTCTCCATGCGCGGCCTCTCGGAGGACGCGCACGTCGCGCACGCGCTCGGCCTCCTCGCCGCGAACCGCAAGCCGCGCGACGAGGCCCCGATCGTCGTCGTCGATCGCGAGGGACCCATCGGCGTCGGGATTTACGCCAAGCTCAAAGCGAAGGCAGACGAGCTCCGGCGAACGCAGGACGCGTTCGATGTCATGGGGGTGCGCGCCAGCGATCGCGCCGTTCGTCAGCCCCACGTCTACGATCGCGTTCGCGACGAACTCTTCGCGAACCTCGAGAAATGGCTCCGCGAGGGCGGCGCGATCCCCGAGGATGCGAAGCTCGCGAAGGACCTGCACGCGCCCGAGTGGCACCAAGACGTATCGGGCCGGATCAAGATCACGCCCAAGCGGGAGCTCAGAAAGAAGCTCGGACGATCTACGGATCGAGGCGACGCGGTCGCGCTCGCCGTGTGGGAGCCATCGGCGTACGCGGCGCGCTTCGGCGGCGAGGGCACGCCGCCGCCGGCGGCGGACGATGGCGGCCGCGACGATGGCGGCGGGCTCGATCCGTACGGCGGCACCGTCGACCCCTATGCTGGCCTCAAGCCGTGGGGAGGAGGGCGCTGAACATGGGCCTTCGCGAGCGGATTGCCACGCTCCTCGGGATCTCGACGTACTCGGCGCCACCGCCATCCCTGCCTGGGATCGACGACGAGCAGGTCGATCGCGTGCGCCGCGCGCTAGGCGGCCAGCTCCAAACGCAGCCCTACACGCGCACGCGCTGGTACCTCGCCGACCTCGAGGCGGCGCAGCACGCGGCCGACGGCGGCGACCTCTCACAGGCCGCGCAGCTATGCCGCGCGATGCGCAGCGACCCCTTCCTCGCGGGCCTGCTCTCGACGCGGACGAGCGGCCTGGTGCACCTGCCGAAGCGCTTTTCGGGGAACGCCGAGATCGCTGCCGCGCTCGAGGGGCGCGACGGCGCGCGGAGCGTCTTCGATGACATGTTTCCGCCCGCCGAGCTCGCGCTCATGGAGGCGGACGGCTTACTCCTCGGCGTCGCCGTCGGCGAGCTGCTCCCCGTGCCAGGCCGGGACTTCCCGGTCCTCTCGCGTCTCGATCCCGAGTGGCTCGTCTACCGATGGAACGAAAACCGTTGGTACTACCGCTCCGTCGCGGGCCTCATCCCGATCACGCCGGGCGATGGAAGGTGGGTGCTCCACACCCCGGGAGGCCGCGTCGCGCCGTGGCAAAATGGCCTCTGGCGCGCACTCGGCCGCGCGTACATCAACAAGGAACACGCCATCCTCCACTCGGCGAATTGGGAGGGCAAGCTCGCGAACCCCGCGCGCGCAGCGTACGCGCCCGCGGCCGCGACGGAGCTTCAGCGCTTCGGATTCCTACAGCGCCTGATCGCATGGGGCATCAACACGGTCTTCGAGCTCCCGCCCGGCTGGGACGTCAAGATCATCGAGTCGAACGGCCGCGGGTGGGAGTCGTTCGACGAGACGATCAGGCGCAGCGATCGCGAGTACATGGTCGCGCTCGCCGGCCAGGTCGTGACGACCGACGGCGGCGCCGGCTTCGCGAACGCCAACATCCATCAGTCCATTCGCGCGGACCTGATCACGGCGTCGGCCGAGTCCCTCGCGTATACGATCAACACGCAGGGCACGCCCGCGTGGATCGCCGATCGCTGGGGGCTTGAGGCGCTCGAGAATCCTGCGATCGTCACGTGGGACTCGACGCCGCCGAAGGATCTCAAGGCGAACGCGGAGGCGATCAAGGGGCTCGGCGAGGCGATCAACCTCGCGAACACGGCGCTCGCAGCCTACGGCAAGCGCGTCGACGGCGTCGAGCTCGCGATTCGGTACGGCGTCCCGATCCAGGACATCGAGCCGCAGACGTCGGTGCCGGCGAATGATCCGGAGCCAGATCTCGCCCGGGACGACGAGCTCGGCGCCGAGATCATCCCGATCGACGTCGACGAGACCGAGCTCGAGGAGGCGGCCTGATGCCGAGGCCCAAGATCTCGCGCGCGAAGTTCGACAGGCGCGGCCACCTCGCGATCCATTCCGCGTCGTGGGGCAACATCTTCGATGTCCCGGAACCAAAGTGGTACACGGCCGGCGGCATCGCGATCGTCGAGATCCGCGGCCCGCTCACTCACCACGACGAGTGGTGGTGGGACAGCTACGACGCAATCAAGGATCGCGTCGCCGAGGCCGCGGCGAGCGCGTGCGGGACGATCGTGCTCAAGATCGATAGTCCCGGCGGCGACGTCTTCGGATGCTTCGAGACGGCCGATGCGATCCGCGAACTCGCAAAGGCAAGCGGCAAGCGACTGATCGCGTACTCGGACGGGATGGCGGCGTCGGCAGCGTACGCGCTCGCGTGCTCGGCCGATGAGATCTACGTCCCCTCGACGGGCTACGTCGGCTCGATCGGCGTGATCACTGTGATCGCGGATCAGGTCGCGCTGGATCGCGCGATGGGGATCAACGTCTCCGTGATCACGAGCGGCAAGCGCAAGGCCGATGGCAATCCACATGTGCCGATCTCCGACGACACCGTCAGCGAGATCCAGCGTCAGGTGGATTCGCTCGCGCAGATCTTCTTCGAGGCGGTTTCGAGCTCGCGTGGTCTATCGGTCGAGAGAGTGCGCGCGCTCGAGGCGGGCCTCCTCCACGGACAGGCGGCGATAGAGGCAGGCCTCGCGGACGCGGTCCTTTCTTTCGACGAGCTGCTCGCGATGGTCGCGAGCGGCGATCTACCGCGGCCCACGCGGGCCGAGGAGCAGACCCCCATGACGTATGACGAATTGGTCGCCGAGCTGCGAAAGATGGCCGAGGGCGACGGCGAGGAGGCCGAGAAGGCCAAGAAGCTCCTCGCGGCCATGGAAGAAGAGGAAAAGGACGACGGAGCCGATGGCGCTGACGGTTCCGCGGCGAGCGAGCCCGGCGACGGCGGCGACGGCGGCGACGACGAGCAGCCCGACGCCGCGGCCTCGGCGCAGCCCGCCGTGAGGCCCGCGCGCGCGCAGCATGGGAACGTCAAGGCAGCGGTCGAGGTCGATACGGCGATCGTCGAGACGACGCGCGATCTCGCGGCCACGGTGCAGCAGCTTGCGAGCGACGTGGTCGCGCTCAAGAAGGAGCGCCTCGCCGCGGCCCGCGAGAAGCTCTTCGCGTCGCGGCCCGACGTCTCGCCGAAAGTGAAGGCGGCGCTCAAGAGCGCGCCACTATCGCTCGTCAAGGCGACCCTCGACGCGATCGAGATCAAGCCCAGGAAGGACCTCGCCGCCGCGGCGAAGGTCGCGCCAACGCAGGGCGAGACGCAAGGGCAGGGACGCTCAAGCAGACTTCCGCCCGAGCAGAAACAGGAGCTCGACGAGCAAATGGGCCTCGCCGCTCCGAAGGGCGGTATCCGTCACGAGCGAAACGGTCACTCGCTCGTCCTCGGCGTCATGACGCGCGAGCAGGCCGCCGCGTACCTAGCGTCGAAGAAGGCCTCCACCTCCAACCCCACGAAAGGAGCCTGATCCATGACGGCTCTCGCTGCGGAACGCTCGCGTTCCTTCGACATGTGGAAGCACCGCGAGTTCACGCTCGCATCCGGAAACAAGGCCTACAAGGGCGGCCGCGCCTGCATCTCGCCCGGCACGGGCAAGGTCGTCCCGGCCTCGAGCACGCCGGGCCTCATCCCGATCGGCATCTTCGATCAGACCGTCGACGCGACGGCCGGCGACAAGAAGGTCTCGGTCGACCTCGAGCGCGAGCTCGTGATCGAGTGGTTCGTGAACGACACGGGCGGCGGCAACGCCGTTGCACCCACGGACCTCGGCTCGAACGCGTTCATGAAGGACGATCAGACCGTCACCATGAACGCCGCGGCTCGATCCATCGCGGGGCGCATCTGGGCGGTCGACACGACCAAGGGTGTCGCGATCGAGAAGTTCGGCGGCGCGCCGGTCGCGCTCTCGCAGCAACCGGGGGTCGCGGCGTTCACCGCGAACGACTGGGCGCCGGCGTCGCTCGTGAACGGCGCAACGTACGACGTGCCGGCGACAGGCGCGGCGTCGACGATCACGCTCCCGGCCGCGGCGCCGGACGGCACAATCGTCTACTTCGCCGCGGACGGAACGAAGAACGCGCACACGGTCCAATACCGCGACGGGACCGGTCCCACGAACATCACCGCGGCACTCTCGCTCGGCAAACGCCACCTCGTCGTCGCGGTCAAGCGCGGCGGGCTCTGGTTCGCGAACGCCTACGTGAGCCCGTGAAGCGCAGGAAAGGTAGCAAGTCATGCCCGCATTGACCCCCGAATTCCTCTTCGATCTCGAGTCGAACATGCGCGTGATCCAGGAGGACGAGTTCGCGCGCCTCGCGAGCAATCTGCGTTGGTCCGAGGTCATGAAGGTGATCCCGAGCGGCTCCAAAAAGGAGATCGTGACATGGCTCCTGTCGACGGCGCGGATCGAGACGCTCGGCAAGACCGGCGGGAACATCCCGTTTCACGACCTGGTGACGACCTACACGACGTTCGAGCCCGAGTTCGCCGGAGGCGGCCTTCGCCTCTCACGGCCGAACTTCGAAGATCTCGACGGCAACGGCGTGAAGGCCGCGGAGAAATGGTCGCGCGACATGGGAGCGCTCTCGGCCTATTGGCCGCAGAAGCTCATGTTCAAGGCGCTCAAGGAGGGCCACCTCGCCACGTCCGTCGGCTACGACGGTCAGCCATTCTTCGGCGCGAACCCAGCCTCCGCTCACCCGGTCAACCCCTTCAAGCCGGAGTTCGGCTACTACGCCAACCTCTTCACGGGCGGGGCGAGCGGCAGCTACCCGGGCGCCTGTCCGATCGACGACTCGGTCACGCTCGACGTCGCACTACAAAATTACTCGAAGCTCGCCGCCTACATCGAATCGATCAGGATGCCGAACGGCGAGGACCCTCGCATGCTCTACCCGGAGCTCATCATCGCGCCGCCGCGAATGAAAGCGCGCGTCAAGCAGCTCACGACGGCGAAATACATCGCGCAGGCGGCCGCGACGGGAGGCGGCGGCGCGGACGTCGAGGCCGTCGTGAAGGGCTTCGGCTTCGCCGAGCCGTGGATCGCGCAAGAGCTCGCAGGCTATGAGAACGATACGACGTTCTTCCTCGTCTGCCGTGAGCTCGCGTCGAGCGAGCTCGGAGCGCTCGTCTTCATCGAGCGCGAGCCGTTCCGCACGAACTATTACACGGGTCAGGGTGGCGGCACGGGCGTCGACGCGATCCTCAATCGCACCGACGAGCTCGAGTGGCACAACAAGGGGCGCAACGGCGTCGGGTACGGACACCCGTACCTGATCTTCAAGTGCAAGGGCTCCTGAGGAGGAGCGAGGCCTCGCGGCGCGCGTGTCGCGACACGGGGCCTCGAGCTTGAACCATGGCGCTACTCACCCTCGCAGAGTTCCGCACGCGGACGATCATGCCCGCCGCGGACGTCGACGCGCTGGAAACGGCGTTCCCGGGATTTTTGCAGGCGCAGATCGACGAGTGGACCGAGGAGATCGAGGACCGGCTGCGCAAGCGCTACGCCGTTCCTTTCGACGCGAGCTCGCCGCCGCGGATCCTCAAGCGCTGGCTCACCAAGCTCGTGACGCGCGACGCGTACGCAAAGCGCGGATGGGACCCGACCTCCAAGCAGGACGAGGCCTCCATCTTGCGCGCGGCCGAGCGCGTCGAGGAGCAGCTCAAGGAGGCGGCCGACTCGGAAGAGGGCCTCTACGAGCTCCCGCTCCGGGCGAGCGATCCCGCCGGCGGCGTCTCACAAGGCGCGCCGCTCGGGTACTCGGAAACGAGCCCGTACGTGTTCACGGCCAGGCAAGCCAAGACGGGGCGCGCGGAGGACGACAGCGGCAATGGGAGCTGATCTCTCGCAGATCGCGGGGTGGCTTTCGCGTCTCGAGGCGATCGAGGCCGCCGCGCCCGAGGTCGCGCGCGAGGCGGCCCCCCTCGTCGAGGCCGCGCTCCGCCAGACCGCGGCCGCGGGGCAAACGCCCGACGGCAACCCGTGGCCCGAGAAGAAGGGGGGCGGCCGCGCGCTCGCAAACGCCGCGGAGGCGTTCACCGTGCGCGTGAAGGGCACGGGGATCGTCCTCACGCTGCGCGCGCCGGAGAAGTACCATCAGTTCGCGAAGGGAAAGCGCCTCCCTCAACGGCGCATCCTTCCGATGGCGGGGGCTCCGCTCCCTGCTCCCGTGCAAAAGGCCGTCGACGATGGCGTACGCAAGGCGCTCGCGCGCGCCGCGTCCGGAGGTCGCTGATGGCGAACGCGACGCTCGAGATCTTCTTCCGGAGGATCGCGAAGTTCTTTCAGGACAAGACCGTCCCGGGAAGCTACGGCGCGTTCACGACGACGGGCGCGCCAGGCGGCGCCGCTGCGCATACCGCAGGCGCGACCACGCCGCTCGGCGAGTACGACGTCGAGCTTGAGTACCTCGCCGGCGGCACGATCGGCGTGGCTGGGATCACGTATCGCGTGAGCCTGGATGGGGGCCTCACGTACCTCCCGAACGTCGCGCAGGCCGGGCAGACCCATGAGCTCGGGGCGGCCACGAGCATCGTCATCCCGAACAGCGGCGTAACGATCCAGATCGGCCCGGGGAACGTCGCCGCGAACGAGAAGGTCTCGTTCCACTGCACGGCACCGCGCATGACGGCGACCCTCGCCTTCGGCTGGCCCGAGGGCGCGAAGCATGTGAACCAAGGGCCGGGCGGCGCGAATCGCATCGTGCTGACGCCCGCCGACGATGACGGCGAGCTCGGGCCGCCCACGCGCGTCGGCGGCAACCCCAAGCACCTTTGGGAGATCGCCCGAAAGATCAACGTCTCCATCTGGGCGGTCGATCCCGCTCGGCCGCGCGACCCGATCGCGCAGGTCGGAGCCATCGATCGGCTCTTCGCGGAGCTCGCTCAAGCGGCGAACGACGCGGCCGCAGGCCTGCACCTCTTCAGCGATCGCAAGTGGGTCTCTCCCTCCGAGAACCAATTCGGCAAGGAGCTCCGCTGCACGTTGACCTTGGCGCAGCCCGTGACCGCGATCGCCGACGTCGAGAGACCGCCGGACACGGTCGCCGTCGCGAACGTCTCCGCGACGCTCGGCACCCCGCCGACGGACCAAGGCGCCGTCAACATGACCGTTGGAACCACCTAATCGAGGAGCGAAGAAACAATCATGCCCCTGACCATTACGATCTCTGACGGCGGCCTCGGCCTCTTGGCCGGCGGAGGTTCGGAGTTCCAGGCCGTGATCGGCTGCTCGAGCGCGGGCTCCGCGGCCTCGATCCTCGCGACGACGAAGATCTCCGAACTGATCTCGACGTACGGCTACGGGCCGCTCGTCGAGGCGGCGGCCGTGTCGCTCCAAGAGACAGGAAAGCCAGTCCTCGCGATCAAGACGCCCAACACGACGCCTGGCTCGAACAGCGCGGTCACGCAGACAGGCACGGGCACGAGCGTCGTCACCCTCACGGGCACGCCCGTCGACACCTACGACGGGATACTGAAGGTCGTGACCGGCGGCACGATCGGCACGACCGGATGCGTGATCAAGTACACGCTCGACGGCGGCGAGACCTACTCGGCCGACATCGCGCTCGGCACGGCCAACAGCTACGCGATCCCCAACAGCGGGATCACGTTGAACTTCGCCGCTGGCACGCTCGTCGCAGGCGACGTCTACAAGTGGACGTCGACCGAGCCCCTCTGGGCGATTGCCGACGTGCAGGCCGCGATCCTCGCGCTCAAGAACAGCACCTACAGCCCGAAGTTCATCCAGCTCGTGGGCAAGGTCTCGGCGGCCAACTGCACGACGCTCGACACGGAAATGACGGGCCTAGAGACGGCCGCGCGCTTCACTGGCTTGCTCGCGCACGCGCGCGACAACAACGCCGGCGAGAGCCAGGCGACGTGGAAGAGCTCGCTTCAGGCAGACTTCCTCAACTTCTCCTCGAAGCGCATCGGCGTCACGGCAGGCCACTACCAGATCAACTCGCCGATCTCGGGGCGCATGTACCGCCGGCCGCTATCGTTCGCCGTGGCCGCGCGCCTGCACAAGAACGCGATCGGCGTAGACGCCGGGCAGGTCTCCGATGGCGGCCTCGCGGGGCTCCGGAGTTCGGCGACCGACGGCAAGATCTACCACGACGAGCGCACGAGCCCGGGCCTCGACGGCTCGCGCTTCCTCGTCGCGCAGACGCACATCGGCGAGGCGGGCTTCTTCGTCACGAACCCCAACCTCATGGCGCCTGCTGGCTCCGACTTCGTGTGGTGGCAATACCGCTTCGTGATCGACGAGGCGTGCCGCATCGCGCGGAACGTCCTCATGAAGTTCCTCAACTCGAGCGTGCGCGTGAACGCCACCACGGGCTTCATCGTGGAGAAGGACGCGCAGGACCTCGAGTCGCGCCTCGGCGTCGCGCTGCGAAACGGTCTCGTGCATGTCCGCCCCCAAGCGGCGAGCTCGGTCTCGGCCGTCGTGTCGCGCGTCGACAACATCATCAGCACCAAGACGATCAACGTGACCGTGCGCGTGGTGCCGCTCGGCTACCTCAAGACGATCAACCTCGATCTCGGCTTCCGGAACCCCGCGCTCGGCATCGTCCTCTCATAGGAGGGTTTTCCATGGCAGTTGCAGTCCCCCTCATCAACGGCGTTCGCCACTCGTGGTCGTCCGTGGAGATCAAGATCGCCGGCCAGATCTACGTCGGCGTGAAAGAGATCAAGTACTCCGACAAGAAGGACCGCGCGAAGATCCGCGGCACGCGACGGCTCCCGATCGCGCGGACCATGGGCGAGTACGACGCCGAGGGGTCGGTGACGCTGTACCTCGAAGAGGCCAAGGAGCTCCGCGCAGCGCTCGCGGCCGCCGGCGAGGCGCTCGGCTTGGGCTTTATGGACGTGCCCTTCGACATCACCGTGAGCTACTCGGATCCGGGCGTGAGCACCGTGACCGACACGCTCGAAGGCTGCGTCATCGGAGGCAACGAGGGCGGAGGCGCGGAGGGCCCCGACGCGCTCACGAGCCCGATCCCGCTCGACATCATGCTCATCCGTTGGAACGGGCTCGCGCCCGTTCTCGAAAAGCAATGAGGTGACCGATGGATCGCGAGAAGATCGACGATCTCAAGGAGCAGTATCCGGACCTCGCCGAGAAGCTCGAGCAGCTCGCCAAAGAGCACGAGTTCATCGGCGTGGTCCACACGCAGGCGGGCGTCGCCATCTTCCGGCGGCCCAAGCCGGCTGAATACCGGCGGCACTTCGCGATGATCTTCGACGAGAAGGACCGCGCACTCTCGCTCGAGGTCCTCGCGCGCGCGACCGTCGTGCATCCATCGAAACAGGAGTTCGACAAGTGGCTGTCGGAATGGCCGGGCATCCCATCGGCGTGCTCCGAGACGCTCATGGAGCTATCGGGCTCCGCGAAGGCCGCGCGGGGAAAAGGCTAGAGGCGGCGCGCGATGCGCTCCGCCAGGACCCTGATCGCGCCGGCCTGGGGATCCTGGATCTCTTCGCCTTCGCCGCGGGCCGCTTCCGTCCCGCGACCGACGCCGAGGAGATCGAGCTCGAGGCGAGCGCCACGCTGCTCGCCGAGACCCTCTCGATGGTCCGCACCTACCTGACCGCGGGCAAGCGAACCTGAATGGCAGACTCCTATCAGTACATCATCGAAATGGTCGACCGGCTCTCCGGGCCGGCGAGATCTGCCAAGCAGCAGGCCGAGGCGCTCACGGCCAAGCTCGGCGAGCAGGCGAGGGAGCTGAAGAGGCTCGAGGCCGAATACAAGGCGCTGAATGACTCCGAGGTCGTGAACATCGGCACGGCCCGCAAGCTCCAAAAGCAGATCGAGGCGAAGAAGGACGCGATCTCCAAGACCGCCGACAAGATCCGCGGGATGGTCAAGGCGGAGGAGCAGGCGGCCTCCGCCACGAACCAAACCGCCCAGGCCGCCACAGCCGGGGCTCCTCAGGTAGCAGGCTTCGGAGGTGAGCTCGCGGCCCTCGCACCCATCGCCCTCGCCGTCGCGGCGGCGCTCCTCGCCGTCGGCGCGGCGATCATCGCTGGCGCGAAGCTCGCGATCGAAGCGTCCGCTTTCAAGCGGCAGACGATCGCGGCGCTTCGGGACGTCACGAAGACCGGCGCCGAGGCGCAAGCGACGTTCGAGTACATCCGCAAGATCTCCGACGAGATCGGGATCAGCGAGGCCAAGGCGCAGAAGCTCGGCCTGTCGCTCCTCGATGCCGGCGTCGCCCAGGCGGACCTCGGTGACACCATCAAGGCGATCGCCGTGCTCGAGAAGACGCGCGGCGAGCAGGCCGCGGGCAAGCTCGAGGAGCTCATCAAGAAATCCGCTGCCGCCGGCGCGCTCAAGCTCGAGGGCGAGTCGCTCGTCGGGACTGGCCTCTCCAAGGCCGACGTCGTCGGGCAGCTCGCCAAGCAACTTCGGAAGAGCGAGACGGAGGTCGAGGCCGCGCTCAAGGACAACAAGATCACCGCGCAGCAAGGGATCGCCGCGATTAGCGCCGCGCTCAAGGGCAAGGGCGGCGTCACCGGGATCACGACGCTCGCCGAGGCCGCCGACAAGGGCCGCGAGAAGCTCGCGAGGCTCTTCGAAGACGTGGACCCAGGGCCGTTCTTCGCGATGCTCCAAGACACCCTGCAGCTCTTCGACGAGTCGACGTCGAGCGGCAAGGCCCTCAAGTGGCTCGCGACCACGATCTTCGACGGCCTCTTCGCCATCAGCAAAGAGGTCTTCCCCTACATCAAGACGGCCTTTCTCGAGATCGTGATCGTGGCACTCAAGGCGTACATCGCGGCCAAGCCCGTCGTGAAGGAGTTCGAGAAGCTCAAGAAAGCCTTCTCGGACGCCATGGGTGGAGGCGAGGGGCTCTCGAGCGCGATCACCTTCCTCATCGACGCGCTCGGCGTCGTCATTCGGATGAACATCTACTTTATCGGCGGCATGCTGCTGCTCTGGACGACGGGCGTCCGCGTGTGGAGCGGACTCGCCGGCGTCATCTCCGCGGCGTGGGAGTCCATCAAGAGCGCCGCGCAGGCGGCCTGGGACTGGCTCAAGGGGATCTTCAGTGGCGAGGGCGGCGGCTCGATCGCCATGGATCTCATCAACGGCCTGATCGGCGGCGTCCTCGGCGGCGGCCCGAAGCTGCTCACGGCCATGATGGACATGGCCAAGGGCGCCGTCGACGGCGTCAAGAAGGTCCTCGGGATCGCCTCGCCGTCCAAGGTCTTCGCCGAGCTCGGCGCGCACACGGCCGCGGGCTTCGCCCAGGGCGTGGACGACGGATCCGGCGGCGCTCAGAACGCCGTCGCGGACATGGTCGCGCCTCCGGCCGCGAAGGGCGGCGGCGCCGGCGGCGCAGTCTCGATCGACGTCGGCGGGATCACCGTGCAGATCATGGGCGGCGCGAACGTCTCCCCCTCGCAACTCGCCGAGGAGCTCGAGAGCAGGCTCGCCGACATCTTCGAGCGCCTCGCGCTCAGGCTCGGCTCGGGCCCGACGCCGGAGGGGACCTGATGGGGCTCTTCGAGGTCAACCCGATCGACTTCCCCGCGCTCTGGGACACCATCAAGATCGCAGGCAAGCAGTCCCCCGGGATCGCCACGATCACGGACTCGGCCGGCCGCCCCTACAAGTGGGACAAAAAGGAAGGGCCCGGGACCGAGGGCGACACGAAGACCTATCGCGGTCAGCGCTCGAGCGATTTCTCGATCACGTTCCTGCTCTGGACGCGCGAGCACTTCGCCGAGTGGGACGCGTTCTCGCCGCTGCTGGAGTACGACGCGAGCAAGGGCAAGGCGATCAAGGCCGTCGCGATCGAGCACCCAGGGCTCAACGCGCTCAAGATCCGGAACGTCATCGTCGAGTTCGTCGGCGTGCCGCAGCCGAAGAGCGACGGCACGACGACGATCAAGGTCGACTTCTCCGAGTACTACCCCGCGAAAAACAGGAACGCGACGGGCACACCCACGAGCGCAAAGAGCTCGAGCTCGAGCGGCCCTGGCGCGCCCAAGGCGCCATCGCAGGCCAAGAGCAAGCAGGAAGAGGAGATCGAGCGGCTCCTCGCGGAGGCGAAGAAACCATGACGCTCTTCGCCGAGGTGAACGCGCACCGCGTGATCGAGGCCCGCGTCTTCGTTCCGAGCTTCGGCCGATGGATCGCCGACGTGAAGCTCGACGGCGCCGTCGCGCTCGCGGGGAAAGTCACGTTCACGATCGCCGATCTATCGCTCGTGGGGACCGTCGTGCGTGGCGCCCCGTTCCAGGGCGCCGGCGCCGCGCGACTTGTAGCGGGCTTCGGGGGGTGGGCAAAGCAGGTCTCGCCGAAGTTCTACCGGCACTCCTCCGTCGGCGTGAAGCTCTCGGGCGTCGTCGGCGACCTCGCGCGCGAGGTCGGCGAGAAGGTCTCGATCCCGACGGATCGAGCCATCGGGCCGTCGTTCACGCGCGAGGGCGGGCCTGCGTGCCGTGTGCTCTCGCAGCTCGCGCCGGCAGCCTGGTACGTCGACGCTGACGGGACCACACGCCTCAGCGCGCGACCCGCGGGCAAGATCACCGGGGCGTTCGTCGCGGCCGCCTACGATGCCGCGCGCGGAGTGCTCTCGGTCTCCACGGACACGCCGGCCGAGTGGGTGCCAGGCCGGACCGTGACCATCCCCACCGTGGGGACGAAGACGATCGCGATCGTCACCCACGTCATTCGGGCATCCGAGCTCAGAACGGAGGTCCTCGTCGCATGACCGATCGGATCGCCGCGAACTTCCAGATGGCCGTGGCAGAGGCCGTGCCGCGCGCGCGCTTCTTCGGCGTGTACGAGTACCGCGTTGCGAAGGCGTCGCCCCTCGAGCTCCGAGCGACGGATCGGAGCCTGGGTCTGCCAGACATGGCCGAGGTCGACGTCCGCAACCCCTTCGGGGCCAAGGTTACGTTCGTCGAGGGAGCGAGCGTCGTGGTCGCGTTTCTGAACGGCGACCCTAGCCGTACACCGTTCGTGTTCGCGGGCGACCCGAGCGCGCACGTCGCGGCCGTCGATCTC